GAATCCTGTTGTCAAGATCACTTGGACTGACAAACAGGTTCTTCTGTACAGTTTGAAGAACAATGGTGAGAATGATCGCAATACTGATGGTTTCCGTCGTGCGATCCTCGCTCGCCCAACATTCGAAACCCGCATGCCTCCCAAGGGGTGTGTGGATTTGATTCGCGGACTACCCACGGCAATGTGGAACGCAATCATGAACAAAACCTCGGTTCATCAGGTCAATCCATTCTCAAAGTTGATCAATGTTTCCCAGGTCGTTGACACCCAGCGATTGGCTACGGGCGCACAAGGATTCAGTGATATCAGGGATTATCACATCCATGCGGCCTATCGCTCGAGCGTCAATTGCTCCACCGGCAATTCAATTGGAGAAGACACTGCAGCCTTCCAGGCCATGTTTTCGACGATTGTGAGAACGCCGGGGGAAAGGGGAGGCGGGTTAATTACCTGTACGGCTACTCGGTCTCTGAGCATGCTCCAGTACTTAATCCGCCTGACCCTTCTCTGTGCATTTTTGTCTCTGGTAAGCTTGCTTATCCTGACAGAAGGCCTTCCAGCCGACTGGCGTCTCTCACGCCAGAAACTAACTCGGTAAGTTGGCCCACATATTTACACCCGGATCTCCGGGACCCACTCAATAAAGTCTATGGTGTTCTACATCGTTTAGGGAGACAATTGCCTGGTGTGGTCGGAGATAAGCCGGATTGGAAAGATGAGGCGTGTAAAAATGTGAAACCTTTGGGTGTGCCACCCTCCTGTGGTGATGGGAAAATCCAAAAAGATTTTCTTCAATTTTTCAGGGAGTGGTCTAAGTCATTTCCAAAGTTAACAGATGAAGAGTTCGATTTGAACTGGGGTCGTTACGCCGACAACGCAAATCGCTCAAAAGAGTACATGGAGAAAATAAAACAAGAATTATCAGGTTCCAAAGTTGATGGCTTCAAATATAAAGGATTCTTGAAAGATGAGTTTTATTCTCAGTACAAATACGCTCGAGGCATCATGGCCTCCTCCGATTCAATTAAGGCATTGTTCGGACCCCTGATTAAATCAGTAGAAGATACCTTCTTCTCCAGGGGAGCACAAAAAGCCCATTTCGTTAAGAAAATTCCTGTGTTGAAGAGACCGGCGCATTTGGAAGCGCTGTTCAAAGAACTTGGGGTGGCTGTTGGAGATTTTTTATCTTTTGAGTGCCATCATCGTTCTGTCTTCTCGATAGCAGTCAAATTTGCCATATTTGGTATGATTGGTAAAAGACTGCCTTCAGACGCCG